CGGGGACATTTGATTCAGTTGAGGCCCAGCCACTGCTTGAGATCCCAGAGATCCCCGGCCACGTGGTCGCAGGGGATGCGTCTGGTCTGGAATTCCTCAAAGGTGGTGGTGCCGTTGAGCACCGCGCAGAAGTGAGTGCCAGCCCGCCGGGCGGCCTCCCCGTCGATGACGGTGTCGCCGCAGAACAGAACCTCGTGGGGTTCCAGCCCCAGGGCGGTGAGGGAGGCCAAGAGTCCCTCCGGGTCCGGCTTGGGGGCGGAAACCTGGTCGCCGCCCAGAATGGAGGACAGCAGGGGAGTAATGCCCCTGGCCTCCGCTACGTCGCGGATGGTGGCGGTCTTCTTGGTACTGACAATGCCGGTGGGAATACCACGGCGCTTCAGGGCGGTGAGCAGCTCCAGCGCACCGGGAAACAGCCGGGTGACGGACACATGCATGGGGCCGGCCTTCTCGGTGTAGAGCTGCCGGAACTCTGCCCGGCGGGCGGGGTCGGCCTCGCCGGAGAGAAAGGTGAACTCGTCCTCCAGAACCATGCCGATGGTGGGGCGGATGGCTTCCTCCGTGGGCTCGGGCAGGCCCATCCGCCCAAAGGCGTACCGGAACCCGGCCACAATGGCCTCGGTGCCGTCGGCCAGGGTGTAGTCGAAATCAAAAAAGACAGCTTTAAAGTTCATCGCTCAGAAGGCTCCTGACGTTTCATATTGCTTGCGGCCGGCGGTGCTGGGGATGTGCAGCTCGTCCCGGTACTTGGCCACGGTGCGGCGGGAGAGGGAGCAGCCCTGGGCGGACATGAGCTCACAGAGCTTTTGGTCGGACAGGGGCTTTTTCTTGTCCTCCCCGGCGATAAGCTTCTTCAGCAGCGCCTTGGCCGCGTCGGGGGAGGCGGCCTCGTCGCCGGCGGCGGGGCCCAGGCTGCGGGAGAAAAAGTAGCTCAGGGGATAGACACCCATGGAGCACTGGATATACTTCTCCTTTACCGCCCGGCTCACTGTGGACTCGTGGACGCCGATGCGCTCGGCCACGTCGGCCAGGGACAGGGGAACCAGGTGGCCGGGCCCCTTGCGGAAAAAGGACTCCTGGAATTCCAGAATACACTCGGCGCACGCCATGAGGGTGGAGCGGCGCTGCTCGATGGCCTTGACCATCCACTTGGCCTGGCGCACCTTGCCGGTCAGATAGTCCTTCACCTGGCTGTCGTCACTCTCCTTCATCAGGCGGGTGTAGTATCCGCTGATGTTGAGGGTGGGGAAGTAATAGTCATTGGTCAGCAGCTCGAAGTGGTCGGGGAAGCTGACCACGATGATGTCGGGGTTGATGTAGGTTAGATTCTCCCGGGCGGCGAAGCCGGTTCCGGGGCGGGGGTTGAGGGAGCGGATCACGTCGCAGGCGGCACGCACCTCCTCAGGACTGGCTTTCAGTTCCCGGGCAATGAGGCCGTAGCGGCTCTTGGACAGGGCGTCCAGGTGGCGCTCCACAATACGTACCGCCAGCTCGTTCACCGGCGTGCGGCGCACGAGCTGGAGCTTGAGGCACTCGGCCAGATCCCGGGCCCCCACGCCGGCGGGCTCCAGGGACTGTACCACCTCCAGGGCCTGGGCCATCACCTCCGGCCCGCAGCCGTGGCCGGCAGCCAGGGCCTCCAGAGGCTCGTCCAGCCAGCCGTTCTGATTGAGACTCTCCACCAGGAACACCCCGGCGTCCATCACCTCTGGCTCCAGCTCCAGTACCCGGAGCTGGGAGAGGACATAATAGTAGAGGTTCTCGTCGTCGTCCTGTACGGTGCCGAAGTTGTTAAGGGGGCTGTCCTCCTCCTCGGTGTCCTGCTGGTGGTAGTAGCGGTTCTGCGGGTCGGTGGACTCCAGCCACTCCAGCTTGCGGCGGAGGACGGAGAACTCGTCCTGCTTGTCATAGGTCTCCTCCGGCTCCAGCACTGGGTTTTCCTGCACCGCCTCCTCGATGTATTCCAGAAGCTCCTGGGAGCCCATCTGTAGAATCTCCATGGACTGCATCATTTGGGGGGACAGGGTCTGCACCTGCTTCTGTGTGAGATTAAGTTCCAATGCCTCGGCCTCCCTTTGCGAAAAACGGCGATTTTCATTCGGGAGACAGTATACCACGGAACGGCCGGCCATTCAACCTTTCACCCACCCCGTGGGTGTAGAAAAATCAGGGCGGTCCCTCCGCCGCCGCGTTCAGAAAGGCCTCCGCGCCGTACCGCAGGCAGCGGCGCAGCCGGGCCTCCCCCCGCTTGATGGTGCGGGCTACGGTGGACTTGTCCACCCCCAGCTTTTCCCCGATCTGGCGGGTGTTGAGCTGCTCGGCGTAGTAGAGCAGCAGCACCTCCCGCTGGCGGGGAGTCACGTCCTCCCGCAGCGCCCGCACCAGGTTGCGTTTCACCCGGCTGAGCTGGGCGGAGTTATCGGCGGCCATGGCGCGGGCGTATACCGCCATGTCGGCGGCGTAGGCCCCGCCCCGCCTATAGCGTGTATTTGCCATTGCGGCAGTACCCCCTCTCGTAGTAGCGCTCACACAGGACGGCCAGCTCCCGGGCCTCCCGGCCCATGGCGCGCAGCAGCCGGATACGCCCCTCCAGCAGACGGCGTCCGTCCCCGTCCGCCCCTCTCAGCCGGTGCTCCAGGAGCAGCACCCGCTCCCGCAGGGCGGCGGCACTGGCGCGGTATTCGCCCGATAATTCCAGTAAGGTCATTTGTGTGTCTGTTCTCCTCCTCTTGTTGTGTGCGGCCGCGCTCCAGCTCGGCCAGGCAGGCGGGACAGAGTCCCCGCTCCCCGCTGTAGAGCTCTGAGCGGCACCGGGGGCACCAGCCCCGCGGCGGAACCCGCTGCACATCCCGCAGCGGATCCGCCCATACCTCTGGCTGGATGGCACATTCCTCCCGAAAAAAATTTGTAAAAAAATATACCACTTTCCCTTGACAAATCCCTCCGTGTCTGTTAAACTAACCTTCGCTGTGGACGAGCTGGTATGCTGGTGTAGCTCAGTTGGTAGAGCAGTTGATTTGTAATCAACCGGTCGGGGGTTCGAGTCCGTCCACCAGCTCCAACAAGTTCATACGGAGGAGTTCCCGAGTGGCCAAAGGGGGCAGACTGTAAATCTGTTGCGATTCGCTTCGGTGGTTCGAATCCACCCTCCTCCACCAATAAAACGTCCTGCCAGTAGGTGGGGCGTTTTATTTTGTAAATCCCTTGCATCCCAATAGATGCGGGGGATTTTTCTATGCGCTGGCAGAGCGCCTGGAATGGCTATACAGCCAATTTCCTATTTTTTCAAATTATCCAAACTGACCCAAATAAATCAATTAAAAACTTAAATATTTGGGTCAGAATTTGGGTAGAAAAAAGAGGCCCTCCGGTACGGTGTAGGGGGCCTCCAAAGGCTTGATGCATCCTAATAGAAAGAGAGAAAGGATGAAACATCTTGCCTATTTCTTACTTTATCTTTAGAAGAAAAAAATACGCCCCAGAGGTCGGCACGTACTATAGCTACGATATCGTAGCTTATGGCCTGCTCCATCAAGGCCCCGTGCAGATCCTCCAGGACGTATCGACCGATGCGGAACTGGTCTTTCGCATGGTCATGGCATTCAACAGGTATAGCCTCTCACCGCTGCACCTAAAAGATGCCGTTCTGGATATGCTAGAGTAAGTCCTTGCCGGGTAGGAGGCACCAACTCCTACCCGGTTTTCTTATTATATCATACTTCCATAAGTATAAAAACGGTTACTTATAACAAATATATACTTATGGAATTATACAATACTTCCGGTAGTATAAGTATAATGACCATACCATGAAAAGGGGTGAGGTCATTGGCATACTCAGAGGCACAGAAGGAAGCGACCTCTCGCTATAACAAAAAGGCGTATGACAGAATTGACCTCATTGTACCGAAGGGAAAGCGACGGATAATTGCAGAATATGCAAAGTCTCAAGGGAAAAGTACAAATAGATTTATAAACGAGGCGATAGACAAAGCAATGGAGGAAGCTGGCACTTAGTATGCCAACTTGACTACATTATTCTTTCGGGCCTCCAAGTCCACATGAGTGTAGATTTGGGTAGTGGATAATTTGGCGTGACCCAACTGGTCCTGCACTGAGCGAATACTAGCTCCACCCTCCAACAAGGCTGTGGCGTAAGTGTGTCGGGCTTTGTGCGGAGAAAGCTGTTGCACCTGCTGATCCTTTGGTAGAGTGGCGTTAAGATCCCGAAGGACGGCGGCATAACGATGGGCGAATACAGGTGGCCTCAAGAATCCGCCGTCAGGCCCTGGGAGGACATAAAGGCCGTTTTTGGGGATTGACTTAACCACATCGGTACCTGCGTCATTTAGGGCCACCACGCGTTCTCTCCGGCTCTTGGTAGTATCGACCAAGGCGTACTTTCGGCGACGCTTCACTTGGCCTGTCTTATCTGGATGCATGAGAGCGTCTGGGTCGTCGTTCTCGACCTCGGCTACTACCCGGCGAATGGTGAGGGTACCAGCTTGGAGATCAACATCGGACCACATGAGGCCGCACAGCTCCTCGGTGCGCAGTCCGGTATAGAGGGCCAATTCCACATAAGCCCCCCATTTGTGAGAGGGAGCGTAAGTGAGGATGGCACGTACTTCCTCTAGGGTATGTACCTTTGGGGGTTTCGCTGGGTCCCGGGTGAGGGATATATCTTCTGCTGGATTGGCCTTACACAGACGGTTTTTTCGTGCGGACTTGAAGATACCGTTGAGGCAGACCTTGATCTCATTTCGAGCTGAGTGGGATAAACTTGCAGCCTTTGCAAAGATCTGTTCGATGTGTACAGGCCGCACGGAATCCAGTTTCATACGCCCGATCTCTGGTAAAATAAATTTTTCGATATAATACTCATAGTTTTCGTATGTTTTGGGGGCGACACGCCCCTTTTTACTGACTTCAAGCCAAGTGCGGGTCCATTTTTCTACAGTCTTGACGCTCTCGACCGCTTCGCCGCCACTCTCTCTCAGCCAGTCCCTGTATTTCTTTTTGGCACCGCGGCCATCTTTATCTTTGGAGTAAAAGGAGAGGGGGGTGGTGCGACCTTCAACTTTGACGCGAAACTCCCAACGACCGTCTTTTCTTTGCCTCAAACTACCTTCCCCATTGGGGTTTTTACCAGTATACATTGACTTTCCTCCTTTTGCATGGCAAAATAGAGGAGCAGTAGGCCGTACAAAGTTTACTGCTCCTCTAGAACCGCCTTGGGTGCCAGCCCAGGGCGGTTCTTTTATTTTTTAATAAATTCCATAATATCTCCAGGCTGGCAATTTAAGTAATCACATATACGGTCTATTGAGCGAGTATCTATATTCCCTTCGTCTTTTCTAATTTTATCTAGTGTTGCTGTTCCGATAACTTTATCGCGCTTTAAATGGTATAGACTGATTTGTCGTTCATTTAGCAGGACTAATAGTTTTTTAAAAGATATTGCCATACACGTCCAACTCCTATAGTAGCATCTGAAAGTCACTGCGAAAACCTAAAGATAGGTCAATTATACACAAAGAGTAGACCTAAATATTGGTCATTATTCTGCATTTACTTTGACCTAGAGATAGGTTATTATAGTTGACAGAAAATGCTCTATTACAACTGAATAATCAGACAGGATACCTGCTGGATAGGGAAGTCCGCAAAATGCGGGCCAAGTTCAGTATAGCGTCGTCAAGGCCGTGCCGGGTACAAGGATGGGATTCCTGACAACTGAAAAACAATATGAAGGAGGGTAATACATGAAACTGGAGGATGTAAGATATTCTATCCCCACGGATATCCTCACAGCCACCATTGAGGCAATGCGGGACTTAAAAGCATACTATGAAAATGATGCCTGTGCTCTGGCCCGGATAAATGGCAAGCAGGCGAGTGAACTAGCCCAAGCGCGTTTAGAGTCCGCAGAAGTTGCCACTGGACTGTATGGCTTCTATGGGGCACTGTAAGGGCGCAAAGGTGCCTTGGTTTTGCGGCTGGGGCATTTTGCTTGGTACAGGATGTTGGTAGCACTCTGTACCATATTCGCCTCCGGTGTTGGTAGCACCGGGGGCGGTTTTTTATTGCGCCTTTTTCAGATCGGCCAGCTCCTTACTCATGGAGCGGATAACCTGTTTCAAGAGAGCCACGTCATCCTCTATGGCCTCTATTCTGGTCATGGGAGTTAACTTTGCCTGTACGCCTTGTAACCCCTCCGCCAGCAAGTCAAACTTCGGCATGACATCCGTATCAAAATAGGCAATCATGCGCTTCTCAGACGCCCGAATGGATGCGTCAATCATGGTCTGGATAGACTGTAAGTCTTTTTCGTCCAACATAATAGTGTATCTCCCTTCTATTGCTATCTGGAAAAAGTGATGATATAATTCTAATTGAGGTGAATGTCTTATGGAGAACGAACTTATCGAAAGCAGGGCTGGTATGTCCTTTCACCTTGATGGAGAAAACGAGATTGACGCAACACTGCTTTCCCACATGATCTCTGACATGGTTGGATTCACAAAAATCATAGCAAAAGAAGTGAATCCGGACGCTTACCTCAAAATGAATGTTACTGCGTTCAAAAATGGGAGTTTTGAAGTCCTATTTTCAGCCGTCTGCCAAGCTGCTGAAACGCTGTTTACTGGGGTAGGTGTTGCCGCGACAACCGCTGGCGCTGTGATTGGCGCGGTTAAGGGTGGCATTGAGATAAAAAAACTCTTAAAAGGGAAAGCGCCAAAATCTTTAGAACATCTTCCGGGCGGGAAAATATCTGTTGAAGCGCAGAACGGGGAGAAAGTAACGGTCCCCTCTGCCAGTCAAGTTGTTATGTATAACATTCAGGCAGACCAGCTGATTACCAACATCTCAAACTATGCAAAAGAACATAATCCAAACGGTGGATTTACCGTTTCGGATGGAGCTGGAAATGTGTACTGCTCGTCTTGCGATATATCTGAAATGGCAAAACCATCTGATATAACCGAAACGTCAACCTGCCAGAGGAGCCGGGTTGAAACAGACCTTTTGATCCGAAAACCTGATTTGGAGGGCTCCTCCAAATGGGGATTTACTTATAACGGAAGGATCATAAATGCTTCTATTGAGGATGACTATTTCTTGGAGTGGTTCCAAACTCACGGAACAGTAAATCGCGGCGATCATATACACGCGACGCTAGAGATATATGTTGATATTGACCCGCAAGGAAACCCAATCAAAGGAACAGAAAAATACACAGTCATAAAAGTGCATGGAGAAATTCTACACGATATAGAAAACACTAAAGGCCCGTGGACGTAGCTCTGCGGGCTTTTGTTTTACCGTTCTCCGGCGGTAGGGTACAATCGTATATCTGGGGAATATCCGTGTAATGACAACCAAGAAATGGCCTTTTCTCGTAATTCGGGAGGAGTCGATGTGATATTACATATCGCTTTATAGACACCAGCCCAAAATACTTCATCGTCTTCTGGAGCATCACCACCGCAAAAGTCAAGAATCCTTTCTTTGTTGAGTGAAAAGAGAACTTCATTGCGTTTTTTTGCGAACTCTGATATGGGCATCTATATACCTCCTAAACTTATTTCTGGTTAGTATCTATAGAACTAATCCTATATTTAGCTAACTTTTCAGATACACCCATATAATTTGCGGCTTTTTCTGTGGGCTGATATATAAAATCTTCCAATACATCATCGCTATAAATAAGATCAACGGAAAATCTATGAGCCTCATTTTCCCTTTTTTGAGGAATAAAGTCCGTACTCCTGTCCATGAAAATTCGGTTTGTCCCTCGGTGCAAAAAGTAGTGCCCAAGCTCGTGAGCACACACAAGCCTTTGCTGGGTTTCATCTAAATCCGAATTTATATAGATTAAATTCCTGCGCAGGATTCTCTGCTGGAACCCTCTTACTTCCATCAAAGGTGCGTAGACAATGATAAACCCAAGATCACGCGCAATCTGAAAGGGGTCACGTGTGTTATGCCTTTTTGCAATTTTATCGGCAAGCACCTTGATTGTCATGGTTAACCCTTCCTGTACTTTTTAGGAGTATATGTCTCCTTATTCCTTCTTCGGGCCTCTTCAAGCCCAATTCTCATGGCAGATGCCATAGCGGCCCTTGCTTCTTCCGACATGGGCATTCCATCAAAATTTAAATCTCCGGCCTGCTCCATATCGCTCATAATGTTTTCCACGAGCTTTGCTACATCGCGCCTGTCCTTCTCTGTAAGGCCGGGCGCTTTTTTTGTTTCTGTGCCCAAAAGAAAACCAACAGAAACACCGAAGTAGGCCGCCATCTTATCGGCGTTTTTTGCTGAAAGTCCGCTTTGCCTACCCATTTTTAAATCTGTCAGAATGCTAGGCTGTATCTTAATGTCTTTGCACATTCTATATCCAGATACACCCTTTTCTTCGCACAGAGACATAATCCGATTATATAAATCCGACATATAAGGCCCTCCATATTTGTGCATGGCGACAAATATAGAGTTCCGTATTAAACCGTCTTGACTATTACCGAAAACCGTGGTAATATTTGATTATGGGCATACGGAAATCTATAATTATCCTCTTCTTGACACCTAGAGTATATTACACTTTTCCGTAAATGTCAACAACACAATATAGGGAGGTGAGGAATGGAATGGCACAACTTACGGCGTTCGGCAAGGACATCGGCAAACGGCTGATTGACCTGAACAAATCACAGACTTGGTTGATTGGGGAAGTTCGAAGCAAGACCGGCCTGTACTTTGATGATTCTTATATGTACAAGATTAAGACCGGACAGCTCTCCACGCCAAAGGTAGTCCAGGCCATCTGTGAGATTTTGGATCTGCCGGAGCAACGTCAGGATACCAAAGCCGAAGACCGATAGAACGGATTATTGCAGGGAAGGAGTTAAGTATAACAAGATGACAAAAGCAGAGATAAGGCAAACAGAGTCCGTTCTTTTGGACTTCATCAGCCGAGCATCACAAGAAAATGCACGCCCAGAAGAAGTTGCAGTTCTTCCAGGCGTGGTTGGCGCTTTAATTCAGCTTTCGAGTATTGGGCCTAATGACTAATCTGGCAATTTTGCAAGCCCAGATGCAATCGAGGCTTCTAGACGCAAGAAAAATTCGGCCATTTCATCGGCCTGGTCAATACGCTTTCCGTATCCGTTTATTTTTAAGTGTTCGATCATTAAGGCAGTTGCAATCTCGATTGCCCTTTCATGAGCATTCTGCATAGTATTCACCTCCCTTCTACCGCTTATTCTACTACATGTGGCGAAGGAGAACAATGCTGTGACACCACATGAAAGAAAGGAAAGTTTGAGCAATCCCATCGTACTACAGAATCTGTCCAATAAACAGGACTTTTTTGAAAGGAGGGGGAGCAGAGTGCCATCCACAAAAAAATGGAATCCATACCTCAAGCGATGGATGACTGACGCCGAATACAGCCGAGCGGTTGAACTGAGCAAAAAAGTTGCCCATCTCTTGGCAGAGAGTCGGGCAACTGTCGCTGAGTCAAAGTACATTTTGGATTTAGCAAGGGATTTAGTTTCGGATTCTACGATTGGAGTTCTGTAACCTTTTCTACGATCTGTTGGAGCTGAGAAGTCCCCGCAAGGACGGCGCACACCTGCATTTCAGAATTGTACCATGCACATTCCTCTGTAATGCAATGTACTTGCTCTATGCCGGTGGACATCGCTGGGCATACATATAGTTCATTCACTTTCTTCACCCCCTTTCGGCTATATCATACCATCATGGAGCAGACGGGGCGGCAACCAGGGACAGGAATGACAAGGGTATTATACCCTATCCACCACGAAGTTCCAATAGGGCCGCATTAGCTACCCCTTTCGAGATTGCTTCGATTACAGATAGCGAAGAAGGTGGCAGATTTTTTCGGTGTCACAATAGACGAGTTGCTTTCCGATTGCAAACCACAGCAGATGACCGATAAACGAAACTGACTTCTGTGAGGCGGTGATTAGAGGATTGATCGAAATTACTTTGTCACAACTTATCTTTTTGAGCGTACTTGTTCTCCTGTGCTACCTGTTGCTGTGGTATCTGCTGATTCTCCACATTAAATCAGGAAAAGAAAGAAAAGACGATACCGACAAGGCCCGACCAGTGCTCAACAATCGCTCCGGCAACCGCTCCAACAACGGCACTAAAAACCGCAAGAAGTACCTGAAATACATAGTCGAAGCGTTTTGCGGACTTGTCTTTGGCTTTTTGCTCGGAATCCTTCTCAAATTCCTCTAAAGCATCCTCGCCCGCTGCTGTAGTTGTCAAAAACGGCAAATCTCTTGTGATGGTGTATCCCTCTCCGTGCTCCGTTTTCTGGCGGTACACGATACGGATATACCCGCCATCAAGAAGTATCTGCTCACGTTCGCTGAGTTTACGGTCGTGTGGGACAAGCGTGTTTCGGAATTTCAGAAGTTCATTGTAGTTCTTATCTGATAGCATAGCGAACCCCTCCATGACTAACATTCTAACGTATGGTTGGGTGACCTGCAAGGAGAGATGGACGAAGGGAGCCAAAGGGCGCGGAGGAAAAGCTGAACACCGTGCTTAGGAGACTTGTTTCTGGACAGATTTCCGGCTTCTTTTGCTTTGCCCAGACCAGAAAGGAGAAAAAATGAGACTGAGAACAGCAAGGCAGTATTGGAATGAAGAGCGTCAGAGAGATCCACATTTCCCACTTGGGCTGGGCTACATCCGCTCGGCTATAGCAGACGGCAGAATCCCGTCTATTTCGGTGGGAAACAGGCGGCTTTTTGACGCTGACAGGGTCCTGGAATACCTGATGGATTCGCAAATGGAGAAGGAAGCCGCCGGTATCAGAAGGCAGAGCAACTATGTACGAAGTAGTAAGTAAAACCGGCGTGACCGTGTATGGCCCGTCATCTATTCAGAACTGCAAGGAGTATATCGCCCAGGCGATTTCCAAGGGGAGCAAGCCGGGATTCCTGTCAATTACGGAAGAGGTGAGCAAGATGGAACGCAGTGAGATCAGAGAAACGCTCGAAAAGCAGTTGCAGCTACTTTCCGAGCGTTCAGAGAAATCAATAGAGGATGGAGACCTCTATCAATTGACGAATGCGCTGGTCAATCTTTCAACACTTCTTCTTGCTTTTGACTAAACCAGTCTTCGCTCTCCTTTTTGTTACGGGAAGGAAAGCACAACAAAAAGCGCCCCGGCCGGTGGTGTAGCACCGACTGAGGCAGAAAGGAGGACGTTATGGAGAATTTGGAACCGCGATTTACAACCGAAGAGGTCGCGAATCGCTACGGAGTAAAGATCACAACAGTTCAACGGTGGGTGCGGGAGGGGCGTTTGACCGCTCTAAACTTAGGCGGAAATCGGTATGGGCCTTATGTATATCGTCCCTCAGACCTAGAGGAATTTGAACGGAAGACAGTCAGGGAGGCGGTATCTATATGAAAAACCGTACCCGAAACGAGCGCCGCCGGGCACGCCGGGAAGCTGTGCGCGCGGTAGTGTTTATCGCCTGCATTATCCTCTGCTGTGGCTTGCCTAACTGGCTGGAGGTGTGGCTGTGCGCTATCTGATTACCAGCGTCGTGTCGCTGGCTCTGCTGCTGGCCCTGGTGCTGCTGGTGGAGGTCATCAGCGCCCCAGAACCACAGACCGTTGAGACCCCGGCGGCAACCACCACCCCGTCCCCCATGCCCACCGGCCCGCTCACCATCCAGATCACCGGACTGGAGGGCGCGGAGAGCATCGACGATGTGTGGGCGGTCATAGAAATCCCACATTGAGGAGGAAATAAGATGGATTTGAAAAAGATCTTGGAGGAGCATCTCCTTTGGCTAAATGGAAAGGGCGGCAGACGTGCCAACCTGCGCGGTGCCGACCTGTTCGGTGCCAACCTGCGCGGTGCCGACCTGCGCGGTGCCAACCTGTGCGATGCCGACCTGCGCGGTGCCAACCTG